TCTGGTATGTTTTAACCCGCTACCCGGTCAAAGTGGTCGTAACGGCCCCCACGGCCTCGCAATTGTACGACGCGCTCTTATCGGAAGCAAAGCGCCGGCTGAAGGAAATGCCCCCGGCATTGCGTAATTTGCTGGAAGTGACCACAGACAGGGTCGTCTTGAAGGCAAGTCCCACAGAGGCGTTTGTCTCTGCCAGGACATCGAGCAAGGAAAAGCCGGAAGCGCTTGCAGGCGTACATAGTGAACACGTTTTATTGATTGTAGACGAAGCCTCTGGCGTGCCGGAAGAGGTGTTTGAAAGCGCCGCAGGCAGCATGAGCGGCCACAGCGCCACAACGCTGTTGCTAGGCAACCCAGTGCGCGGCAACGGCTTCTTTTACCGCACGCATCACGAGCTTGCGCCCGATTGGTGGACGCGCAAGGTCAGCTGCGAAGACAACCCGCTGGTAGCGGAAGACTTTTTGCGCGACATGGCGCTGCGCTACGGCGCGGAAAGTAATGCTTATAGAGTTAGGGTTTTGGGGGAGTTTCCCCAGGCCGACGAGGATACGCTTATCCCGCTGCACCTGGTCGAATCTGCGATCACACGCGACATTGAGGTATCGCCTTCAGCTGCCGTTGTATGGGGCGTGGATTGCGCGCGCTACGGCTCTGATAAATCTGCTCTGATCAAGCGCAAGGGCGCAACGCTGATCGAGAAGGGCAAGACATGGCGCGACAAGTCCACGATGGAGTTGTCCGGCATAATACTGAATGAATACGAGAGCACGCCGGTCATCGACCGCCCTGCGGAGATATGCGTGGATAGCATTGGCATAGGCGCCGGCGTTGTAGATCGGCTCATCGAGCTTGACCTGCCTGCACGGGGCGTCAATGTCGCGGAAAGCTCCAGCATGAACCAGAAGTATCTGCGCTTGCGCGACGAGCTTTGGGGCAAGGCACGGGAATGGTTTGAGTCCCGTGAATGTGTAATACCGGACGACGCCAACATGGTTGCGGAACTTACCGCACCCAGGTTTGCGTTTACCTCGACCGGAAAAATTAGAATTGAATCCAAGGATGAAATGCGAAAACGCGGCATATCATCCCCCGATATCGCGGATGCGTTTTGTTTGACCTTTGCCAGCAATGCGATTGTTGGCGTGCACGGCAATAAGTACGGATGGCAGACCGCTGTAGAGCCGGATATTAAATACGTCGTTTAGGAGAATGTAGATGCCTGGTCATTATCACAATATGGGTTCTATTTTGGGCCAAAACTACGGCCTGCTGGGCAGCGCAATGCCGCAAATGGGTGCAGGCATGGGCGTAGGCATTAACCCTGCCGCTGCGGGAAACCCGCTTGGCGACGCCGTCGCGGCGCTCCGCGCAAGGTCAGTCGCTGCAACGCCGCCAGCGGCGCCGATAGGACCAGGCCGTATGCCACAACCGATGTCTCCCCCGCCAATGATAGACCTGGATGGCGGTCAGCCGCCTGCGCCGACTATGCCGGCTACGGGTATGGGCGGCAAGCCGCCACCCCCGTTGTTCTTTGGTGAAAACGCAACATTCCCCGAAACCGGCGCAAATATCAGCAACGCCTGGAAAAACTTATTCTCTAATATTGGCGGTTTCTTTGGAGGCGGCGGCTCGCAGTTCCCCAACTGGACCGGCAGCGGCAACACCGCCCTAACTCCCCTGGCCGGCGGAAGAACCGGCACTGGGTTCTTTAATTTCTAATGGACCCCAACGGCTTCTATGCGGCCTATTGCCGCAAAGTTGGCGATGGTTTCGAGCTTGTGCTGGTCGTAAACGGCTTTACCAGCCGCAAGGAAGCGGACGAGTGGCTCATCGATATGATGTCACCCTACCACGACGATATGATGTTACCTGGCCCTACAGACAGCGTTCACTGATGGAAAACTGGAGATATTACACCGGCCCACACCTTGGCGCCGCCATTGAAAGCATTCCACCCGCATTACATGGATTGCTAACGCATTTCTCGCCGTCTGCGGACATGAACGCAATGGTATCCGATGCGCAAAGCGCGGGGCGCAACCTTCGCGCAGGCAATACGGCGCAGGGCTTGCTTGACCTTGGTTATGCGGCAGCAGCGCCGCTGGGCTTGCTGTTCCCTGGCACCATAAAAGATGTGCGGCGTTTAACTAAGGAAGCCTACGAACAACTCCCTGGTGGTGCATTATTTAAGCCAAGCAAAAAACGAAGCAAATGGCCTGCTGAAAGGCGGGAGCAATATGCGGATAATTTAGAGTACGTTACAACGCTTCGCCAGGAACGTGATGCCGCGAGAAGAGCAAGCAGCGATCCTTTAGGGCCAAACCCGTCTACCAATTGGCTAACGGGCGGAGATAGGCTGAAACATAAGCTCGAACAGCAACGTGCAGCATCGTCTGCGGCCACAAATTTGCAGCGTCTTGATCCTGGGAATTTATGGAACGCCGCGAGGAGAGAAGATGTTAAGCACTGGGCAGATGCTGGAATGGCAAACGCGGCTGTTGATTATGTCAATCGTGCAAACCTGGAAGCGGTGCCAAGGATTTTGAAGAAAGAAGGGTGGACACTTCGACATAGTTCTGTGGATAAGTCGGGCCGTAAATCGAGCCGCTACCTTGTCGCGCCTGACGGCACTGAAGTGCGCTTATCCAACCATTACTTGCCGCCGACTCCGGCGCGAAACCAAAATCCTCGTTGGCATGGCGAGATCGTGCTTAATGGAGATGAGCCTGTACAGGAAGTGCTGGCGGCAGTCCGAAATTTTTGGGAAAAATAAAAGTGGGGGAACGAGCGCGGTTTGTTACTGCGGGGATTCCCCTTTAGACAGCAACTCCGACGCACCCGAACGCCCAGAAGGCATTTTAAGGTAACCACTGGTAAACAGCAATGGCGAATTTTTTACCAAACAATAATGCGGGTTTGCTGCAGCCGCCGGTAAATGCGCAACCGCAGGGCTTGTTTGCAAAGCCACGCACGACGTATGAGTCTCTGGAGAGGTTTATACCGCCCGAATTGCGCGGCCTTATTCCAAGCTGGCCTAAAGCGTTCCAAAGCCCAGAGAAGACCGCGCTGCTAGGGGCGCAAACGCTTGGGCCGCAAGCTGATTTGGCTGCTGGCCTGACAAGTTGGAATAACGCTTGGCGGGGCCTGTTAGATTCAGAGCAGCCGCTATCAAAAAGATTACAGGATTTTGGGGTAGGCAGCGCATACACCGCTGCGGCCCTACCTATGATGGCTTTTCCTGGCACAATAGCATGGCATGGCACGCCGCATAGATGGGCTGCTGAACCTGGATACCCGCATGGTCGCCCACGGCTGGATAAGATGGGTACGGGCGAAGGTGCGCAAGCGTATGGGCGGGGGTTCTACAGTGCGAAAGCGGAAAAGGTAGGCAGGGAATATGCAGATGCACTCGCGCAGCGCAAGCTGTTGGTCGATGGCGAGGTAGATGATTCGCAAATTTTAAGAACAGCAATAACAAGCTCTGGCAGCCCAGAGGCGCACATTCGACGAATAAAAAAAGGTCTAGTAAATAAAAGGCAAAAACTGGAAGAAGCTGATCGTACAGATTTGGGTGGGTTCAGCGAGTACAGTTTATATAAGCATGAAATTGATTATCTCGAAAACAATATAAAAACCCTTGAACCTTACATAGGTAAAAAAATTGGATTCGGCCAAAGTTCTAACCTCTACAAACTCGACATACCTGACGCGGACACGGCTAAGTTTCTTGACTACGACGCGCCGCTGGATGCCCAGCCGCAGGTTGTTAAAGACGCTTTGAAAAAAGAAGGACTTTGGCCTGACGGGGATACAGACAGAATCAGAGGTGGCGACATATTTCATAATATGAAGGCGCAATTAGGAGAAGACGGTGCAACCGCAGCTTTGCGCGATGCTGATGTTCCTGGCTTGCGTTTTCAGGATCAACTGAGCCGTGGCAAGGCTGTTGATTACCCAGGAACTATGAACGCCGTTCGCATAGGATCGAAAACGGCTGAAGATTATGGAGTGGGCTACTGGGAAGAATTGAGAAATCTTGTAAGCAAAAGCAGACATTCATTAGAAGAATCGCAGGGAAGAATCCTGAAGGTTATTCGGGAAAGGCGCAAAGGATGGGATGATCTGAGTACAGACCCCTCTTACCAATACCAAGATTATGCAAAAGACCAAGCTAAAAAATGGCGGTCAATGGAAATTGACGCTCAAAGTAAGGGGGTAGCATATGGTGACCCGAGCATAACCCACAACTATGTAACGTGGGATCAGGACGTGCTGAACCGCACCAAGATGTTAGAAATTGATGACCAACCCGTTGGATTGCTAGGTAACTAGAATGGCAAAAATGGACGACACAGAGTTTCACACGATTGTGCGCGGAGAGATCGAGCAGTCGGTCAACTATCACGATACCGAACTGCAAAACGACCGCATCGATGCAATGAACTATTACCTGGGGGAACCGCTGGGTAATGAGATCGAGGGCCGCTCGACTGTAATTGCGACCGAAACGTCGGACGTGATCGAAATGATTATGCCCTCGCTTATGCGTGTGTTTACTTCTACAAACGACTTTGTGCGCTTTGCTCCACGCGGCCCAGAGGATGTCGCGGCTGCAAAGCAGGCAAGCGACTACGTTAATTTTATTCTGAACAACGATAACGACGGGTTCGTTATTCTGCACAACTGGTTTAAGGATGCGCTGCTGTTCAAAACCGGAGTTGTGAAGCACTACTACGATGAGAGCGAAGAGCACCACGAGGACAGCTACGAAGGGCTGACCGAACAGGAGTTGACGGCGCTTCTTGTCGATGACGATGTCGAAGTTCTCGAACAGGACACCCGCATCGAGGGCGAGGAAGTCTTGGATGAGATGGGCAACATCATCCAGCCTGCCCTGGAATTATACGATGTTAAAATTCGCAAGACCACACGCAATGGCCGTGTGCGAATTGAAAACGTACCGCCCGAAGAATTTTTATTTAACCAGCACGCCAAAAGTTTGGATGACTGCCGCTTCACTGCGCACCGCACTTCGATGACAGTCAGCGACCTGGTTGAGATGGGTTACGACCGCGACATGGTTGAAGACCACGCCGGAGCAAACGAACTGGACAACGACAATGAGCGCCTTGCCCGATTTGAGAACCTTGAAAGTACGGCGCCAGGTTCGCAGTCCAGTGACCCAACGCAGCGCGAGGTGCTGGTAACAGAGGTATACATCCGCTCCGACTATGACAACGATGGCAAGGCAGAATTGCGTCGTGTTGTATGCCTGGGCGATAGTTATGAGATCGTGGACAACGAGCCGTATTACATGATGCCGTTTAGTGTGCTCTCCCCGATACTAATGCCGCACCGCATGGTCGGTCGTTCTTTCGCGGATCTTGTTAAAGATTTGCAGCAGATCAAAACCGCTTTGACGCGGCAGCTGCTCGACAATGTGTACCAGACAAACAACGCACGCATGGCCGCAGTTGAGGGGCAAGTTAATCTTGATGACCTGCTAAGCTCGCGCCCTGGCGGAGTAGTGCGCATGAGAGCGCCGGGAATGGTGCAGCCTATCGCGCCGCCAAGTGTCAGCGATACCGCAATGCCAATGCTTGCCTACATGGACCAGGTGCGCGAACAACGCACGGGTTTATCAAAAGCGAGCATGGGGCTGGACCCTGACGCGCTGCAAAGCTCAACAGCTACGGCGGTGGCCGCGACTGTATCGGCTGCGCAGTCAAAGCTCGAAATGGTTGCGCGAGTATTCGCAGAGACAGGTGTGCGCCGCCTAATGACGTGCATATTGCAGATCGTGCAAAAGAACCAGCAAGGGCCGCGCATGGTTCGCTTGCGCAACGAGTTTGTGAACATGGACCCGCAGATGTGGGAAAATGAATTTGATGTCGAGGTTGAGGTCGGTCTTGGCACCGGCGCGATTGAGCGGCGCATTGCAGTGCTTGGCGAGATTGCCGATAAGCAAGAGCAGATCATTATGCAGCAGGGGCCGAACAATCCCCTGGTTACATTGTCTATGTGGCGCAACACATTAAGCAAGGCCATCGAGCTTGCCGGCTTCAAGGAATCGGATGCGTTCTTTATGGATCCCGATAATTTGCCGCCCGAAGTTCAAATGAGATTGGAACAGAAGGCGCAGCAACCTGCTGTAGACCCGGAAGTTGAGGCAGAACGTATGAAAGCCCAGGCAGAGATTGAACTGAAGCGCGAGAAGCTGAAGGCAGAAATGGAACTGAAGCGCGAAGAGTTGCAAATGAAAATGCAGCTTCGGCAGCAAGAGATGCAGATGGAGGCTCAGCTGCGCGGCATCGAGGCCCAGGTTGGCGCTAATGTGTCCAGCAACTTGCCCCGTACGCAATGAACGAAGGCAAATTGCGCCAGGAAGTAGAGCGCGGCAATAAAGCCGAACAGCTGCTGAAAAACGAAATATTTACAGAGACTTTTGACGTGTTGCACCAGCGCTACATCGATGAGCTTGTGTCCACCAAGTCCGATGAAAGCGAGAAGCGCGAGCGTTTGTATAATGCCGTCACTGCATTGCAGCACGTCAAAGCACATATCGAGTCGGTTGCAACGACCGGCACGATGGCTGCGCAACAGATAAATGAAATGTTTAAGCGCAGATGACCAAGCCTACGGGCAGTCCTTGCAACCAAACTGGAGAATAAATTATGGCGGAAGCAATCCCTGATACTGGGCCTTCCCTTTTAAGTACGGCTGATGCCGTCGAAGAACTTCTCAGCCGAAACGCCCCCACAGAAGAGGATACGGCGCAAAGCGAGGAGACAACTGTTGAGGAACCGCAAGAGGATTCAACAGAGTTAGAAGCCGACGCCGACGATGAGGCAGAAGCGACCGAAACAGAAGATGCGGAAGAGGAGGACATCGATGACGATGAACCCGAACTGGAAGCAGCGCCTGTTGAGGTAGAAGAACCCGCACCACCAACCTATCGCGTGTCCACACCGGACGGCGAAGTTGATGTGAGCGTAGACGAATTAAAAAGTTCGTATATGCGTCAGGCGGATTACACTCGCAAGACTCAACAAGTCGCGGAAGATCGTAAAACAGTCGAAAGTGAACTTGAGTATGTGCAGGGCGAGCGAGCACGCTACGCCCAGGGGCTGGAAGAATTGGAGCAAGCCTTAACACAAACGGAACCGGACCAAGCATACTGGGATGGCCTCTATAAGCAGAACCCTCTGGAGTACACACGACAGAAGGATTTGATGCGCGACCGGAAGGAAGCACTAGAGAAAGTCCAGGGTGAAAAGCAGCGTGTCCAGATGGAGCAGGCGCAGCAGTATCAAAAGCAGGCGCGTGACCATATGGAACAACAGCGTGCGCTTTTGCCCGAAATAATCCCAGAATGGCGTGACGCAACTGTCGCGCAAAACGAGAAAAAGGAAATCTTTACGCACGCGACCAAGTACGGATTCTCTGAACAGGAGTTGAATAACATATCGGACAGCCGCGCCGTTGCGGTGTTACGCAAGGCGTATTTGTTCGATGCCTTAATGGAGAAAAAACCGGCAGTGCAGAAGAAAACCAAACAGGCTCCGAAGATGGCAAGGCCAGGCCAACCAAAGTCCAAGCGCCAAGTCTCTCAAAAGCGAAAGCGTCAGTCTCTCGCTAACGTATCTAAAAACAGTCGCGGCAAGAGCATCGACGCAGCCGTCGATTACTTGCTGCAAAAATAGAAAGGGGGTGCCGTTATGGCAACCTATACAACAGCGAACGCTATTGGCGAAAGGGAGGATTTGGTTGATGTAATTACTCGCATCGATCCAGATGAAACACCACTTTTCTCTAATGCGAAACTGGAAACCACAAAAGGTGTTTTCCATGAATGGCAAGTGCAAGAATTGGCCGCAGCTAATTCGGGCAATGCAGTTAACGAAGGCATCGACTTCAGTTATGTCAACCCGACCGCAACTACCCGCCTCGGGAACTTAGTGATAGGCTCCCCCACAGTACATTAGTGCTGCGGAAAAAATAATCGGGTGAATTGCTGGGAAGCCCAGAAGTGGGTAATCAGCAGCCAAGCCAGTGAAGGACAAAAGTATCTGGAAGGTTCAACGACTAGGCAGTGAGTAGTCCAAACGATAATCTGCCCAAGAGCGCCCGACACGAAAGTGATGATATAGTCTGGTCTATCGATAACTTGAAATAAAGCGATAGAAGCAAATCATAAACAGGTTTGCGATAACAAAAACGATCACCAAATAGCTGTTAACGCCGCGAGCGTCAGTGGCACTTTGGATAGTGTTGACAAGGCAGGCCGTGACAAGGAAACGGCGTATGTGAAAGTTCTTAAAGGGCTGGAGCAACGTCGTGACATTGAAAAGGGCCTGGGTGCTAACGAAGCTCGCAATGCTTCCGACACCCGTAAAGCCGGTAAAATTATGAGCTACATGACGAACCAAAGCGTGGTTTCGCCATCTACAACACCGACCGGCGATGGCACTAATGTATCGGATTTGGCAGGCACCAATGCTGCGCTGACCCTAGCCAAGATCGATACAGCCATGCAATTGGCATACACCGATGGGGGCCAGCCGGACATAATGGTCCTGTCACCTACCAACAAGGTCAACTTCAGTGACCTGAACAGTGGAAGCGCTGTAACTAATCAGTTGCATATGACTTCCCCAAAAGAAGCAACGATTATTGGATCAGTTTCCATGTATCTTACGGATTTTGGAATGTTGAATGTAACGATTGACCGCTTCACAGAAGACGACCGCATTTTCCTGATGGATAGTAACTACTATTCTATCGGGCATCTGCCTGGTCGGATGTTTAGTGTCCAAGATGTAGCACCTACTGGGGATGCGACCAAATTTGCTATCCTGAGTGAGTGGACCTACATACCGAAGGCGCCGAAAGCGCACGCTATCGTCGCTGACCTGAACGGGTCGTAAAACACAAATGGGGAGGGCGGCGAAAGCCGCCCTTTTCGTTACGGGGATTGAAGAATGGAATGGGCAATAATGACATTTGGCGCGAAGTTCTGCTGTATAGGAGCTTCCGGCGTCGGCGGTCTAGCCAATTGGGCCGTTAAGAAGTCCATAAGCTGGAGAGATTTAATTCTAGCGATACTCGTAGGCTGGGCGGCAGCAGAGTTTTTCATTCCACCAATAATGAAACACTGGCAACTTGATGTTACCTGGGGGCCAGCCATAGCTTTTATGATTGGCTTTTGCGGGATCAGGCTACTGCCGGTGATCGAGCAGGCCATCACAAGCAAGGTTAAAGGTAGCTAGTGGCGTCGTTCTCTTTGAGCGCCATGTTTGGCGCAGTGCATGAGGCCATTGTTCATGCAGCCCAGGACGTTGAACAGTCCGCGTGGGAAACATTAAAAGAGCGATATTTTATAGAAACCGGCGACGGCAGTTTCACGCCGAAGACCATAAGAATTAAATTGCCGCACGCGGAAAACGGCAAGGTTACCCAGTCGCCTGTAGATGTGCCGCTGTTTTCGCTGAGCAAGCACGGCTCGCTGGTGATCGATGAACTTAATATGAAGTTCGACGTTGATCTCAGGGGGCTGGATAAAAAAGAAAAACACCTGGTTGGCTCTCTGCCCAGAAAGTTTTTAAGCCGCAAGGCAACCGCCAAAGTAGAGATCAGATTTAAGGGCGCCGAAGCAAGCGAAGGCGTCATGTTAATTAACGATAAAATTCACCAGACTTTTCCACGATAGGAGATAGAGATGTCGGACGAATTGGTAAAAATGAGCGGACAGTTCAGTGGCCTCCCAATGAAGGATTTAATTGGTGGGCCGCTTCAAGCATCGTGCGATGCGCAGACTTTGCTTGCCACTGCCACTTACAAGTTTATCAGAGAGGTTGGTTTGACCGGCAAGGACGCGGATACCAAAGCGCTCACTGTTGACTTTTCTTTTGACCGCCCTGGAGCACCGGACCCCGCGACAGGCAAGTCCGACATGGAAACAGTCAAGCTGGAAGTGCCAATTCTCGCCATAGTGAACACGCCAAGTCTCTGCATAAAGGAAACAGAGGTTAAGTTTACTATGTCGGTCGCATCGAGCAGCGTGGATCAAAACTCAAAAGACAAGGAAGGCGACGTGACCGCCGAAGCCAAGTTTGGCTGGGGGCCGTTCTCTGCCAAGGTCAATGTGCATGGATCGATTGCCACGCACTCTTCCAACACGAGGAAGTCGGACAACTCAGCAAAATATGACGTGAAGGTTCTAGCCAGGGACGACGGGCCACCGGAAGGACTAATGAAAGTGCTCGATATGTTGCAAACAGCAATTGCGCCTGTGCCTTTGCCTGCTCCAGCGAAAGGGAACTAGATGAAAAAACTTTTAAGCAAAGACCCCATCCTCAAAAAGAAGACGTACTTCACGCATGAGGTGGGGGAGCACGGCATTGTCACGGAGCAGGATGTCAGTCCGGTGCTGGATCAGGCGAAGCAAAAAGAGTCACTCTGGCGTCCAGGCCAGATGATTGGCAACACGCAAAGGCATCAGCAGAAGGTCGCGGAAATACCGACTGCGGTGTACTTCGATCTGTTGAAGAAATACGGCCAGCCGAAAAACAATCCAAAGCCGTGGAAGAAATGGCTGAACGATCCTGACAACAAATACTTTAGAACAACCGGCGGAAATGTGTGATGGCGATATCAACCTATGCAGAACTGAAAACGGCAGTCGATAACTGGCTGGCCCGAACAGATTTGACCAGCCGCGTGCCGGAGTTCATTTCCTTGGCGGAAGCGCGTATGTCCCGCGAGATCGAGGCATTGAGCCGCGACAAGCGCATCACTGCGACTTTGGTCGCCGACGACGAATACGTTTCCCTACCCACCGACGTGCGGAAGATTAGACACGTCCGTTTGAACACGAACCCGATAACTATTTTGCGCTACCTGACGCCCCAGGCAATTGACCGCGAATATCCATCGACCGGCACAGGCAAGCCAAGGGTTTATTCTGTTATCGGTTCTGAGATTTATTTTCGCCCTGCACCAGATTCAGGATACACGGCGGAGATTTTATACAATGCGGGGATGGATTTGCTGACCAGCGACTCGCAGACGACCACATTACTGACACGGCACCCCGATTTATATTTGCACGGCGCTCTTAGTGAGGCGTATGGCTTTTTGCTTGATGAGCAACGCCAAGTTCATCACGACACAATTTTCACGCGGGTTCTGAATGAAGTGCAAATGGAAGAGGACCGCGTCCATTACGGCGGCTCGCCGCTTACTCTACAATCTGACTATGGAGAACTAAGAACATGAGCGCTCTATCTGATTACGCTGAACTAAAAGTGCTCGATCACATTTTGGGAACTACAGCGTACACCCACCCCTCGACAGTTTACCTGGGCCTCGCGGCGGAAAGTCTTGCCGATGCCGGATCTGGCACAGAGCTATCGGGCAATGCCTATGCTCGTCAGAGCATGAGTTTTGCTGCTGCGAGCAGCGGCTCTGCTGCCACCAATGCGACTATCACGTTCCCGACCGCCACCGGCTCCTGGGGTACTGTCAGCCATTGGGGAATCTTTGATGCCAGCACGTCCGGCAATCTTATTGTCCACGGAGCGTTTTCTGCATCGAAGGCCATAGGAACTGGCGACATATTGCGGGTTAATTCTGGAGATCTGACAGTTACAGCTGCTTAGCAAGGCGCAATCTGACGCACCTGGTGGGTGATAGTACCTATCAGTGACAATGAAGCGCCTGAGAATCGCCCTTATTTTATCGGAAATGAAGCAAAATGGCCGAAATTAGCGGACCTACACTAGACCAGCTGGATGCCTGGGGTGACCTGGACAGCCTGCCCTACAGCCTCGATAGCTCTGTATGGGAGACCGCTGACCTGCGGGAAGGCTCTGGTAGTGCGGCCACGGCTATCACGGCCACCGCCTCATGCGGCGTGCAGCGTCACGCAAGCGGCAGCGCGGCTACGGCTATTACGGCAACCGGCACTGCCACGGAAGTCTTCGATGTCAGCGGCACCGGCGCCATCGTATTTAGCGGAACGGCGTTTGCAGGTTGGTCGGCAGATGTATCGATAGCCATAACTGCAAGCGCGACGGCGCAGCATATTGAGCCGGTTTCCGGCAGCGCCTCTATCGCTCTAACGGAAACTAGTGCAGCGCTTGGCACGTTTGCTGGGTCAGGCAGTGCGGCCCTGGCATTCACGGAATCGTCCGCTGCCCTAATTACAGCAAGCGGTGGCGGCACGGCATCGATATCTGTTAGCGGTACATCGACCGGCGAAGAACTGGGAGAAAGTTGGTCTGCGGTTGCAGCTGGCGGAGAGAGTTGGTCAGCAGTATCAGCAGGAAGCGAAACATGGTCGGCGGTTAGCGCTGTAAGTGAAGAATGGAGATCGGCAGCATGATGAAGTTCGGGGAGTGGTTGCCGGATCAGCCAGCGTTTCAGAACCCTGGCGTGACCGAAGCGAAAAATGTCATTCCGGCGTTGGGCGGATATCGAAATCTGAAGGGCTTGTCGGAAGTCTCCGGCGCTGCCACAAACGATATTCTTGGAATGTTTGCAGGGCGCGATGACCAGGGAAACCATGCTTTGTATGCCGCCGATAGCGGAAAGATTTACAAGTTTAATAAAGCGGATAGTTCCCTTGCAGATAAAAGCAAGGCCGGCGGCTACTCGACCGCAGCCGGTGATCGATGGAACTTTGTGCAGTTTGGCGAAATTTTGCTTGCCACGAATTTTACTGATGTAATTCAAGCCCAACAGGTGGGCAGTGCTTCGGTCTTTGCGGATCTTACAGGCTCGCCGCCCAAAGCAAAATACATGGCGGTCGTCCGCGATCAGCTGATTACTGGCTTTACAAATGATAGTGACGGAATCAAGCCATATCGACTGCGCTGGAGTGCGATCAACGACCACACCGCTTGGACTGCCGGCACCAATTTGTCAGACTTTCAAGATGTGCTAGACGTTGGCGACTGCACTGGTTTGATCGGCGGAGAACACGTTACAGCTTTTTTTGAAAAGGCGATTGTGCGCGGTACTTTCGTTGGCGCTCCGCTTATCTACCGATTTGAGCAGCTGACCAATTCGCTTGGTTGTCCATACCCTGGCAGCATTTGTGCTGCTGGCTCGCAGCAGATGTTTTTTCTATCCGAAGACGGCTTTTATATGATCCAGGGCAATCAACTTAGCCCGATTGGCGCAGAGAAGGTGGACGAGTATTTTTTTGCTAGATTAAAAAGCGCCAATAGCGAAAACATAATAAGCGCCGTTGATCCAACCAATCAGCTGGTTGTCTGGGCCTATCCCAGTGTTGACAGCGGAGATGGCAGCAACGACGAGCTAATAATCTACAATTATCGATTGAACCGCTGGAGCCGTGCTGTTGTGGAGTGCGATGACTTGGCGCCACTAAACACTGCCGGTTACACCCTGGAAGAGCTTGACGCGATCAATAGCAGCATCGATGCGCACACCACCAGTTTTGATAGTTCAATATATAAAGGCGGCACGTTCTTTTTCGCCGGCGCCAAGGATAAAAAGATACAAAGTTTTACCGGCACAGTTTTGGATGCGATAATCGAAAGCAGCGAGTTCGTTTCAGGCGCAGGTCAGCGCTCGATAGTTAACTCAGTGCTGCCCTATTGCACGCATCCCGATTCAGTGTCGCCAACTATTTCTATATCGGTCGGCTCTCGTTTACGGCAGATCGATCAGCCGGTGTTCACGACGGCGACAACACAAACTGCTGATGGTTACTGTCCGCAGCGCTCGCACGGGCAGTTTCACCGAGTGCGAATGTCGGTCAGCGGAACATTCGACATTGCGCAGGGCATCGATGTCAACGCGATGCAGCTTGGTATGCGCTGATGGCGACGACGATTTCGTTTCAGCCGATTACGGAATACACGACTCCGTTTGAACTAGCTACGGCGTTCAATAATTTACTTGCAGGCAAAAGTAACAATGTCGGTACTGTTACGCTAACCAATAGCGCAACCTCGACCGCCGTTTCGGATTATCGAGTAGGCCCAGAAAGTGCAATTTTATTTATGCCCACGACTTCCCATGCAGCAACGGAACTAGCTGGCGGTGGAATGTATGTGAGCGCGAGAGCAAGCAACAGTTTTACAATCACTCACTCATCTGCAACGACCAGCCGCATTTTTACTTATGTGGTTGTCGGTTAGAAGGATAAAATCATGGGGTTTTTAAGCAGTCTTTTTGGCGGTGGCAGCAGTAGACCACAAGTCCAACAGGTTCCGGTTCAATCCACGCAGAGGTCGGAGCCGTGGGAGCCGACGCACTCCTTTTTGACGGAAGACATTTTGCCAAAAGCGAGAACTCTTTCGGAAAGACCAAAACAATTTCCTGATTTTAATACCTTTACAGATTTTGATCCTGTTCAGCTGGAAGCATTTAACCGCACGCTTGATATTGCAAGAGGCGGAACGCCACTGATTGATGCTAGTCAGGCGGAAGTATTACGCCAGATCGGCGGCACGACGAATCCGGCGTTGGAATATTTTACGCCGACTGCTCGCGGTGATTTTCTAAACGCGAACAATCCACTGTTGCAAGAGGCGCTTGGGTCTGTTTACGACACCATCAACTCCCAGTTCGCTGGTTCAGGACGATATGGCAGCGGTTATCACGCCGGCGCGATGGCGCGGGGTGCTGCGCCTGCCGTTTTACAAAATCTACAACAAGAGCGACTGAACCAGCTGGCCGCTGCTGGCAATGTGGGGAATATAGCGCAAACAGATATAGCCAATCGTTTTGCAGCTGCGCAATCGGCACCGCAAATGCAGGCGGCAAGCCTTTGGGCGCCAGGAGTTCTTGAAAACGTCGGCTCAAAATTTGAGGGCAAAAGTGCGGAACAGCTTGCGCATGATCTTAATAAGTTCAATTTCTTGCAAAGCGAGGAAGACCGAAGACTCGATGAGTTCTTGAACCGCGTTGGCCGAGTCGGCGGCATGGGCGGTACGACCAGTGGTGTTGCCAATCAAAACCTTGTCAGGTCGCCAAGCAGTCCGCTTGGTCCGATTGCCAATTTGCTGGGCGGTGTTGCTTCAATTGCGAGTATTTTTTAGAGGAATTTAATTATGGCTGAATGGTGGAATCAGGCGACCGATTGGCTGGGCGACACGTTCAAACCAGGCGGGTATACCGGCGCTTTAATGGACGCCGGCTATCTCGATTGGTCGGACATACTTGGAGCAGCCGGTCGCGGTTTGCTGGACTATGGTGCGCAAGAAAGAGCGCGTAGCGCATGGCGCCCCATAAACGCCCCAGAGCCGATTGTAGATCCAGGGCGGTCCTTCGATTTGTATAACGCATCGATCGGCAACACAGTAAACCAACGCGCTGCATTGCAAAAACTGCAATCAGATGCGGCGATGCGCAAAATTTTTGGGGATCTTCTACCAGGAGCAGCGCCGGTGTTGCCTGTTACGCAGACGCAAGTTTCACCTGTTACGCAGACGCAAGTCTTACCTCCGGCGCCTGCTCTTGACCCTGTGCTTGATCGTCATATTACAGACCCAGTTATCGCTGATGTGATGGCCGGCGTGGGCCAAGTTGATTCTGCGCCGGCTTCAGCAACGATTGTTCCCGAACATTTATACACACCTGTTAGCGCTTCACCCGTATCTAATCCAGTTGTCGATATGTTTGGGGATATGCCGCCAGAGCTTCGGCAATACATGGGCCTTGTTGGCTCAACGAATCCGACTGCGGCGATGCAAATATGGGGAAACTACCTCACTGGTCAGGCAAACAAGGAAGGCAGCTGGCACACGTTGGATATGGGCGACGGCAACACCCAGGACGTTTACTTGACTGACAAGCAGGTGAGGGGGCTTCAGCAGTGGGCAATGGAGAATAATGTGCCGAGCCCTATTACCAAGTATCAAGCGCCACTGGCCGATAAGTGGGCTGAATCTGGTTATTTTGTTGACGGCGTTCCATTTACAGGTACGCGGCAAGAGCTACAGGCGCTTTCACAACTACGCGACCCAGAAGGCAAGCTAGTACATACCATCACCAAGCCGCCGCAACAGACTATTATGCAAACGGGGCAAAAACTAGGATTTGAGGCCGGCAAAGATTGGCTTGCGGATTATTCAGCGGCCCAGAAGGGCATTAAAGGGGATCACACCCGCCTTGCTGATATGCAACAATTGCACTCACTTCTCAGTCATGGTCTGCGCACTGGCTGGGGAACCGAAGTGATGACCAACGCCAAAAAATTCCTGGCAAGGTTTAACCCTGGTTTTATGGAGAGCGATGCTTACAAAGATGTAGCCGGTGCCGAAGGTTTCAACTCTGTCGCCTTGGGCGTTGTCGGCCCGATGTTGAAAGAGTTGGGTAGCAATCCAACAGATGCTGATTTGAAAATGCAGTTGGCACGTTTCCCGAATTGGAACACGAGTACCGAAGGCAACCGCTTTATCATTGAGCTTGTTGCGAGACAGGCGCAGCGCAATATCTGGGTGGCGGAGTTCCAAAGGAAGTTCGTCAGCAACCCAGAGAACCAGGCATTGCTTAAATCCGATCCGCTGGATTTCACACTTAAATACGACAGGGAATTTGCCGCTCAAATTGCAGAACATCCGTTGTGGAGAAACCCAGTTCCGCCTCCATCAGATTTGAACGCGGTACCAGTACCTGAGCAATTTAGAGGAGGGCGAGGAAATGGCTGAGCAAGTAAACATTCCTGGCGCCTTGCAAAGTTTGCGTGCGCTGGAACAGGGTTTGGTACAGCAGTCCATGACAGAGGAAGGTCTGTCTGAACTAGGCCAACAAACCTTGGATACCATACGAACAGGCGGCGTAGGCGAAGGCGGCTGGGATACGTTTTTGCAGGGGCTTACCCTTAATTTTAGCGACGAAGCCATCGCTGGTGTGCAGTCTTTTCTAGGCACCGACGACGAGTTTGTGAAGGCACTGAACCAATACCGCGCCTTGCCAGAAGGCGGTGAGCTTCCCCCTGTAAGCCCTTATGAGGCTTCGCTTGCGTTGGAACGCCACGGCATTGCCACAACCAGGGAACAGCATCAAGGCAGGGCATTGGCGACCGAAATAGCTGGCGCAGCGTTGCCGGGTATAGTCGCGGGGCTGTTTACGGGCGGGGCTACTGTGCCGGCTACGTTGGGCCGTGCAGCTGCAATCGGCGCAGGCTATGGCGGACTTTCGGGCTTCGGCCAGGGAGAAGGCGCAAAAGATCGTTTGGTAGACACTGGCGTTGGCACGGCGCTTGGAACCGCTGCTGCCCCCGTGTTCAATGTTGGTGCTCGCATCCTTGGTTCTGGCTGGAAGGGGCTGGCTGGGTACGGGCCGGAAACCCGTGCGTCGCTGCAAGCGGATAAGATATTGCGTGAAGGAATGGAAAGCGAAGGCTTATCACCGGCACAGATTACGAGCGCTATGGGGGCAGCGGATAAGCCTCTCTCGCTGATTGATGTAGGCGACAGCTTTACCTCGATGGCGAGGGCCGTCAAAAGTATGCCAGGAGAAGGTAAGTCAATAGTTGCAGACTTTCTAAAGGGCAGGGATAGGGAATATTTCAACCGCGTCACCTCTGATCTGCACGCCGCTTTTGGCAAAAAGGCGCGTCTGTTTGATGAGCTTGAGGCATTGAGCCTTGCGCGGCAACGTATGGGAAACAAGCTCTATGGCGAGGCGTTCAAACACAAGATTCCTGTAACAAAAGACCTTTCTGTTCTTCTGAGTCAACGGCCCTCAATAAATCGTGCCTGGAGCAATGCTTATGAACTCGCCGCAGAGGAAGGCGTGAAGCTCCCCAGGCTGGCCCTGAACGATAGAGGAATGTTGGTGGATTCTGCCGGCGATGTTGTCACCCATGTGGACACCCGCTTTTTGCATTATCTAAAAATGGGCTTAGATCGAGAAGTGTTCACCGGAAAAATGCCAACTTCCGGCGTAGATAGGACGTTGCTGGGGGCGGTAAAGAAAACGCGCAAGGAATTGCTTGAGCACATGGATAGCAATAATCCGGCTTATACGCGAGCGCGTAATAAGTGGGCTGGTTCCATGCAAATAGAGGAGGCTATGGATACAGGCCGCAGTCTCTATAAAGCCGACGTGGACACTTTGCGCAGAGAAATCCAAGACATGAGCGTCAATGAGCGCGAGGCATTTCGGATCGGCGCCATGCAGGCGATGTTTGATAAGATTGAATCGGCTGTTGAAACTGGCAACATTGCAAAGGGGCTGCTTCGTTCAAGAAAGCACAAGCAGCTGCTTGCCCTAAGCTTCGATCAAACGGAACATGGTCAGAAAGCAGCCAATCGCTTTATCAATAATCTGGAGCATGAGATCGACATGAAGGCTCGATCTGGTTTTGTCTTGGGCCAATCCGCGACGGCGGAAACGCAGGCTTTTCAGACAATGTTGCGAGAGGGGGCGCAGCGTGACGTAGCACTCCCCGATAACCTGGGCGGCAGCGTTATCGCTATGCTGCGGGAAAACGCGGCTGAACTAGAAGAGCAGCAGCTGCGCAGGGTCAATAAGCTGTTAGCGGAAGCCTTAACTGAGACAAACCCCGCCGTCGTGAACCGGCTTATGGGTGAAGCGGAGAGTCCTGGCAAATGGAAAACGCTTCTAGGCTTGATCAGAGAGAAGCCGGCATGGCTGGTCGATGCTTTAACGCAACCCCGCGTTGCTGGGCAGTTAAGCGGCAGTTATGCACCCCCGGCTCTTGAGAACTTCGGTCTTTTAGGATCATAGGAGAAAACCTATGCCAACAAGCGCAGTATCTGGGGGGTTCTCCCCGTCTGGCAATGCTCCGGCGGGTGTTACCGGCACCAGCGGCGGATCTGGATTCGGCTTCAGCGTTGCGCCTGGGACTTTTGGGCAATCGGGATCGGTGGCGGCGTCTTCCCCAGGGCTTTTCGGTAACCCGCCGACTGTAACCCCTACCGCCGATGGCGGACATTTAGGATTTATGTACGGAGAAAACCCTGGTCTGTTAGGCGATGGCGGCGGCTATATGGGGCCGTTTGGCCTCGACTTTGGCAGCGATACGGCGAACTCGCTTGCGCATTTTGTGAGCGATTTTGGAATCCTTCCAATGGTCTTCAATTTAATTTCAGACTTTGGGCCTCAGAACGCAATCGTGATTCCCGATGCGCAGAAGGGGATTGCAACACTTCCGCCTAGTACAATTCAAGGCACTTTATCACCGACGCCGCCTGCCGGATTACTACAGACTTTTAGTTAGGAGAAAAAATTATGGCTAAAGATAATGTAACTGAATGGGATGCCACTGCCAGCAATAATACAGTAATTGCTGACATCAATATCGCGGAATCGTGTCCGCCTTCGGGAATCAATAATGCTATTCGCGAAATTATGGCCCAAATTAAGGACGTCGATGCCGGAACGCAGGCGCTTAGTCGGCTGAAAGTTGACAACGTCGATATCAACGGCGCCACTATAGGTCACACTTCCGACACGGATCTACTAACGCTCGCTGACGGCAATTTGACAGTGGCAGGCACTGTGACGACGACAGGCGCAATTGAGCTAGGTAATGCAAGTGACACAACTGTGGCGCGTTCTGGCGCCGGCGACATAAGTGTCGAAGGCAATGCGATTTATCGCGCCGGCGGAACCGATGTGCCGGTTGCGGATGGCGGCACCGGCGCAAGCACGCACACGGCCAATGCAGTGCTGGTGGGTGCTGGGACTTCCGCAATTACGAGCATATCCCCTTCGACGAGCGGAAATGTTTTGACGAGCAATGGCTCAACGTGGAGCAGCGCCGCGCCTGCCGGCGGCGGAAAGATGCTGCAAGTTGTTTCCGCAACAACAACGACGAGCACCCAAACAAGTTCTACTTCGTATGTGGATGCTACTAATCTGACGGCAACGATAACTCCCTCCGCTGCAACCTCTAAGATTTTGATTCTGCTTTCTGTGTCGGTTTTCACAGATCCCGACAACCGTGCTGTAGGCGAATTTAAATTTGTAAGGACGATTGGCGGGACTGCTGCTGATGTTTCTAACAGCGTTTTCTCTGGGATAAGTCATAACGCCCGTCAAAATGGAAACCATTTCTTAATGGTTTTGGACAGTCCTTCAACGACCAGTGCCGCAACCTATAAGGTGCAATTCTTCAAAACCGACCAATCTGGCTATGTGGAAGTTAATCGAAACGACTTCGCTGATATATGCCGGTCTGTTATTACCCTGATAGAAGTGGGAGCTTAATATGCAATATCAAATAATCCACGCCATTTTATCTCTACGCCCTGGTGCAGAGGTTTCTATTGTAGATAACGCTCTTTCGGGGATTACTTGGCATGACGAAGAGCAAGATCGTCCGACTGATGGAGAGATCAACGCCGAACTTGCAAGACTAACGGCAGCGGAACCAATGCGGCTTCTCAGAGTGGAGCGGAATAAACTGCTGGAAGAAAGCGATTGGTGGGTCATGCGTGGCGACGCCACTGAAGCGCAATTGAATTACCGCCAATTATTACGAGACTTACCAGCAAATACGGCTGATGCAAGCAACCCAGTGTGGCCGACCAAGCCCGAATGATCCACGCCATGCACATAATCTGGGAAGATTCCGCCGGCAGCGATGCCACCTGGGACCATGAGCCTGAGAAGCTCACGCCGGCGATTATCAACTCAGTTGGAATCTTAGTGCGAGAAGATGACCAGGCCGTCGTGCTCGCCGTCAGCGCAGATGATAATGAGCCGCCCAGCTATGACGGCTTGCTCGCTATTCCCCGCAGCGCGATTAGGCAGCGGCGACGATTGGAGTGAATCCAATGAAAACTTTTAGTTTGTATCTGTGGGTCGCATTGGCGGCCCTTTTTATTTCTGGGAAGCCTGCCGCCCAGGTAAACAACGAGGTCTATGAAAACGCCTGCGCTGGTGGGACCCAAGATTCCCTGGCAGTCTTGGAGCAATATTTTGCGCAATACAATCCTAGAAGGGCAGAACTCAAACCAGACGCTGCGGCCAATTATCTCGCGCATCATGGAATTATCGATGGCGAGATTTCTGTTTTCGTTTTTGCCAGCCAATTGTTCCCCAGCTACGCGGTCGTTGCCGCGAAGAAAACAGGACCGGATGCTATCTGGTGCATCGTTAGGATTACCGGCCAGGCCCATAAAGAATACAGCGTTGATGCTCTGGAAGTAATTTTGAAAAGTAAGGACGGCGCAGCGTGAAATGGAAGTGTTTGAGTTTGTTAATGCAAGTTACCTTACGCTGGCCGCAATCGTTGGCGGCGTTGTAATAGCCACGCGGCTCCGCGAACAGCTCCATGAAACGCGCAAGGATTTAGAAGCTCTAGAAAAGCAGCTGGAGCGCAGAGATACATACATAACAGTGATGCGCCTGGAAGCGGATCACCTGGCTTTCAAGGAAACGACGAAGAGCCAGATTACGGAGCTGTGGCAATTTTCCAATAAAACGCGAGATCGACAGGACGATTTGAAATGAAGAAAACTCCCACGCAATTGGCGCTCGACGCGCTGGAACGCATTGATCGACACGAAAAGATATGTGGTGATCGTTGGGCCGAAGCGCACCAGGAGATACGCGCCCTGCGAGAGCGTTGGGAAAAACTAGCTTGGAAAATTATTTCCGCGTTGGGCTTGGCGATTGTGACAGTCGGGCTCGACATACTACTAACCTAACCAAAAGGACTAACATGAATAAATATCGCAAACTGATTGTGGCGGTCATTGGCCTGGGGCTTTTGATTGCCAACGATTACATGGGCCTTCCTATTCCAGGTGATGCCAGCGGCATTGCAGATGTTGTCATTTCGCTAGGCACCGCTGCCGGTGTTTGGGGCTTGAGAAACGAAGCATGACATTCTTAAAACTGCTGAGTGGCCTCGTCGGCTTATTTAAAACGCTGGCGGGGCTGGTTAGAGATGAGAAGTTAATGAAGGCGGGAGAGGACCGATATGCAGGCAAGCAGCAAACACAGCGCATGGATATCATTCGGAAAGCTCACGCCGCTCGCCGCGCTATGGTTCATTCCGATGATGACGGGGTGCCTGGGGATCGGTTCAACCGCGACAATAACGGATAGCGGCTGCGTGATATTTCAGCCGATATTTTATAGCGAAAGCCAAGATTCAACAGAAACTGTGCAACAGATCCGCGCACATAATAACGTATGGGTAACAACTTGCGATGCTCCCTCTGACTAAGATTTTTGATAGTTTAAAAATGGAGGAGGGCTTTCGCGCTAATCCATACAAATGCACGGCCAATCGCCTCACTATCGGCTACGGGAGAAATCTCGATGACATGGGCCTCAGTGAACCGGAGGCCACATACCTGCTCGTCAACGACGTAAACCGTTGCGTGCTGGAATTAAAAAAAGCCTTCGATTGGTACGCCGATTTGAACCCAGAATTGCAGGCCGTGCTTGTCGAATTGAACTTCTGGCTGGGCCTTACAAGATTGAGGGGATTCAAAAAATGTCTGGCCGCAATGAAAGCCGGCAATAGGCCGGAGGCGGCAGCAGAGTTGCTTAGCTCGCGGCTGTACCGCCAAGTGCCAGGTCGATGCCAGCGTTATGCAGACCGTATCAAGGGAGATGATCAAAATGGCAGCAAAACCGCTCGACGATGAGGTGCTACTGGCGACGCTCGCCGCTTTAGAGAAGCACGGCACCATTGCTGCGAGCTCACGCGCAATGGGTATCCCACGATCTACATTCGAGCATCGTATTCGGTTGGCTCAAGAAAGAGAACTGGAAAACCAGACCAACGACGAGCCTATTCTGCCGACCTTCCCCCCCTCAGACCTTCCCACCGAACAGCTAATTCAAAGCCTTTCCGCTCGTTTTGAAAAGCGGATTGAGCACCAAAACGCCAAGCGCTATTTCGATATCGTTCTCCCAGACGACCGTCCACGGCTTTTGGCTACAGTCGGTGATCCACATCTAGGCG